CAGACTTGCCAAGACTATAGATTTATTTAGGAGACTAAATTATGGCAAACACAACATTTAATGGACCAGTCAGGTCGGAGGGTGGTTTTGAACAAATCAGCAAAAACTCCACGACTGGTGCAATCACAACTAACTTAGATATTGACTCTAGTGGTAATATTACTACGACAGGTTATTTATCTGCTTATTCAAACGTAAGTAGCATTACCAGTGCTACTAAAAGTCTTGAATCAACTGATTCAGGTACTGTTTTTACCCTTAACAGGGCAGCAGGTATTGTAATTACATTACCGACTGCCGCAGCAGGATATAACTATACCTTTATAGTCGGTACAACCTTTACGGGTGCAGGACAAATCAATACGGATAATGCCAGTGACTTGTTCTCTGGTTTTGCCACGATATTTGATCCAGCAACTGCAACAGATAATAATACCTTTATTCCTGATGCCAGTGATGACGATACCATTGACTTGGGATCAGCAGCACAAGGTTGGCTAGTAGGCGGAGTTATTCGTCTAGTAGCAACCAGTGCAGCAGTATGGCACTGTGAAGCTTTCCTTCATGGTGACGGCACATTAGCTACTCCATTCGAGTAAGGAGTAAATAATGGCTGATGCAGTAACATCACAAACAATAGAGGACGGTGGTAAAAATCTGGTAATGAAATTTACCAATATTAGTGATGGCACGGGAGAAAGTGCAGTTGCTAAGATTGATGTTTCAGCTTTGAACACCGAACCGTCAACAGGAGCTTCGTGTAGCCGAGTTGTCTTGCAAAGGATTTGGTTCAGTAATATCGGTATGGGCTTTAAGCTCTATTGGAATGCAACTACCAATATGTTTATCTGCCAAGCACCGAAAGACTGGTCGGATACTTGGGATTTTACCGATAGCAGTATTACTCTGCCGGGAATCCCTAATAATGCAGGAAGCGGTATAAACGGTGATTTGTTATTAACTACTAATGATCATACAAGCGGTGATACTTACAGTGTCGTTGTTTGGGCGTTGAAACATTACAGCAGTTAAACGGAGAGGTAACTATGCCTAGAGTAAACGGTAAGGAATTTCCTTATACCGCAAAAGGTATGCGTGAAGCGAAAGCTTATGCAAATAAAATGGGTAAAAAACTTACTCACGCAGATAAAGCATCTGAATACGACAAGGTGGTTTATAAGAAAGGTGGCAAGGTTAAATCTTATTCAACTGGTGGAAGCACTGGAGATAGATTAAAAAATTACTTGATCAATGAGTCTGTTAAAAAAATATTGCCTCCTAATTTAACTTTAGAAAAAGGACTGGGAGGAAGATACGATTTGGGAGTCAGTAAAAAAATAGGCGATGCCCAACTTCGTGCAGGTATTGGTGGTCGTAAAGGAGAAAGCCCAGACTTTAGTGCGTCTTTTGAAAAGCCTATTAGTGGTTCGAGGCGAAAAAAGAGACAAAGAAGAAGACGTAAAAAAGGTAAATAAAATGCCTATCAGAAAAGTAAAAGGCGGATGGAAGATAGACAACGTAAAGGGTCTATCTCCTACCCGCAAGAAAGCCCAGCAGAGATTAAGAGCTATCAAAGCTAGGCAAAGGAAGAAATAATGGCTACAAGCGGAACAGCTACATTTAATCCAGATTTTGCAGAAATTGCAGAAGAAGCCTTCGATATGGTGGGGGTAGAAATGCGTTCTGGATATCATCTAAGGAGTGCTAGACGCTCACTTAATAATATGTTTCTGGAATGGGTAAACCGAGGTCTTAACCTCTGGACTATAGAAAGTGGAACCGAAACTTTAACTGCGGGAACTGCCAGTTATACAATGCCTTCAGATACCATTGATTTAATTGAATATACCATCAGAACCAATGCGGGTAATACCAGCACCCAGACAGACACTACGTTAAATCGTATCTCCGTTGCGACTTATGCAACCATTCCCAACAAACTCAGTAAAGGCAAACCCATTCAAATTTATATAGATAGGGCACAAGCAGCACCAGTGGTGTATCTGTATCCCGTACCCGATGATGCTCAAACTTATACTTTATTTTATTACCGTATTGCCAGAGTGGAAGACGTAGGCAGTCCTGCTTCTAATACACTGG